GGCCCGACCGACGCCGGGATCACCGTGACGCCTGATAACGCGCTAACTTATCCCGCCGTATTGGCCGCGGTGCGCGTAATAGCCGAATCGATCGCCTCCCTCCCCTTGCACCTTTACCGCCGATCCGCTACAGGCCGCACGCGCGCCGATGATCACCACCTGGGCCCCATCCTGAGATCGACGCCTAACAGTTATCAAACCGCTTTTGAGTTTTGGGAACTGGCCGCGCAACATTTGCTAACCTGGGGCAACTTTTACAGTGAGATCGAACGCAACGGAAAGAACGATCCGATCGCCCTTTGGCCCCTCCGCCCCGATCAAATGGTCATAGCCTACACCGACCGCGGCCCGGCCTACGAGTACGCAGGCAAGGCCATGCCAGAGGGGGCGATCTGGCATATCCGCGGGATCGGGGATGGGGTAAAGGGTAAAAGCCTGATCACCCTGGCCCGCCAAGCGATCGGCCTGGGCCTGGCCGCCGAGCGATTCGGGGCCTCATTCTTTGGCAACGGGGCCCGCCCTTCACTTGTCATTAAACATCCCGCCGAACTTGGCCCGGAGGCCCTGGCCAATATCCGGGAATCATGGGGCGATCTGTATTCGGGGATCGACAACGCCCACAAAGTAGCAATCTTAGAAGAAGGAATGACCATTGATCGGATCGGCATTCCCCCGGAGGATGCCCAATTCTTACAGACGCGCCAATTCCAACGCAATGAGATCGCCGCTATCTTTCGCATCCCGCCCCACATGATCGGGGACTTGGAGCGGGCCACCAATAGCAATATCGAGCACCAGGCGATCGAATTTGTGACCCATACGATCCGCCCGTGGCTTATTCGTATTGAACAAGCCATAGCCGCCCGCCTGATCCGCCCATCCGAACGGGCCGCCCTTTATCCCGAATTTATGATCGACGGACTACTCCGCGGGGACACCACCACCCGATTCAACGCCTACGCTATGGCTAGACAATGGGGATGGATGAGCGCCAACGATATACGCCAGCGCGAGAACCTAGACCCGATCCCCGGAGGGGATGAATATCTAACCCCCCTTAACATGATCCCGATGGGCGCGGAACCGGCCCAGGCCGCCGCCCCCGCGGGGCCGGAAGCGCGCGACCTGGCCGCGCCGGATACCGCCGCCCGAACCTTTGAGAACCGGGCCGCCGATCGTCAGGCCATAGCGCGAGCCTACCGCCGATCCCTGGGGGAGATATTGCAGCGCGTGGCCAACCGGGAAGCAAACGATCTCACAACCCGCCCCCGCAAAGCGCCCGATCTCCGCCAATGGCTGATCGAATACTACGAAGATCACGCCAACACGATCAATGAATACCTAGCCCCGCCCCTGGCCACATTGGCCGAACTCACGGCCCAGGCCATCACCCGCGAAACGGGCGAGGAGACGCCCGCCCCGCTATGGGCCGATTTTATCGCCGCCTACACCCTGAGCCGATCCCGCATCTACGCCAACCGTCACCGCGAAGAACTGATCGCCCTTACCGATCAAGCCGCCCAGGCCGGGGCCGATCCTTTGGCAGCGATAGAGGCCCAGGCCGCCGAGTACAAATCAGATTGGGCCGAACAAACCGCGCGCGAGGAATCGATCCGGGCATCCAACGCCGCCGCCGTGAACATCTATGCAGGCCTGGGAGTGATCGCCCTCCGATGGGCCGCCTTTGGCGAGAATTGCCCCTACTGCCAGGCCCTTAACGGGCGAAAGGTCGGGATCGATCAATACTTTGTCATGGGATCGGACGGCCTGAGCGTAGACGGATCGCCCCTATTCACGCCGCGCGGTAATGTAAAGCACCCCCCGTTACATGCTGGATGTGATTGTATGATCCTGAGAGGATAAATAACCATGCAAGAGATCGAACGCCGGGCCCTAACGGCCCAGGAATTGACCGCAACCGACGAAACGATCCACGGCCTGGCCGTAGTCTATAACGTAAGCTCCGCCGATCTTGGCGGATTTACTGAGATAATCGCCCCCGGAGCCTTTGGCGATAGCCTGGCCGATCCTGATATTCGGGCCCTTTGGCAACATGACCCCGCCCACGTATTGGGCCGGGCCGGGGCCGGGAGCCTCACGATCACCGATACCCCCCACGGCCTGGCCTTTGTGATCACGCCGCCGCCCACCACCTGGGCGCGGGACGCGTTGATCAGCCTCACCCGCGGGGATGTATATCAAATGTCTTTTGGTTTCACCGTGGAGGAGGGGGGCGAGGATTGGCGGAATACTTCCAACGGAGTGATCCGCACGATCACGCGGGCCAAATTGCACGAGATCAGCCCCGTGACCTTCCCCGCCTATCCCCAAACCTCCGCGCAAACACAACTACGGGCCGCGGCCATGCAAGCGCAAACCGCCGCCCCCTCCCCCGCCGAACCTGGTCCCGCGCGGGCGCGCCTGGCCAGAGAACGCAAACGCCTACACCTTATCACTTTGAGGATGCAATGAACATTTACGAACAGCGATCCGCCCTGATCGCCCAGGCCGAAGCCCTGATCGACGCCGCCGAAAGCGCCGATCGCGACCTGAGCGCCGAAGAGAGCGCGCGCTATACCGAACTCACCGAACAGATCGCCGCCCTGGGCGGACGGATTGATCGCCAACGCCAGATCGGGCAATGGCGCGCCGCTATGGCCCAATCCCAGGGCCGGGCCACTATCGGCCTCACCGACGACGAAACCCGATCCTATTCGATCCTCCGGGCCCTCCGGGCCCTGGCCTCCGGGAATTGGAAGGGGGCCGAATTTGAGCGCGAAGCATCCCAAGCCGTGGCCCAACGCCTGGGCCGGGAACCGCGCGGTTTGTTCCTCCCCTTTGACATTCAGACCCGCGATCTGTTGGTCGGAACCGGCAGCGCGGGCGGATACCTCAAAGGCCAAGACCCGATCAACTTTGTGGAATTGCTCCGCAATCGGCCCCTAGTCGCCCAGGCCGGGGCGCGTGTACTCACCGGCCTGGTTGGGGACGTGCCGATCTCGCGCCTGAGCGCGGGCAGCGCCGCCTACTGGATCGCGGAAACGGGCGAAACCGTGACGGAATCCACGCACACCTACGCCCAGGCCGTGTTACAGCCATCCACGATCGCGGCCCGCTTGCAAATGTCCCACAAATTCCTGAGACAATCCAGCGTAGACGCCGAACGCCTGGCCGTGGACGATCTGAGCGCCGCGGTAGCCGTCGAGATCGATCGCGCCAGCTTGCACGGATCGGGATCGGGCGCGGAGCCCGCAGGGATCGCCGCCACAGCCGGGATCGGATCGGTCGCCGGGGGCGACAATGGCGCGGCCCCGACCTGGACGCATATCGTCAACCTGGAGCGCGAAGTCGCGATCGATAACGCGGATGTGGGCCGCCTGGCCTATATGACCAACCCGAAGGTACGCGCCAAACTGAAGGGCACAGAAAAGGCCTCCGGGAATGGTTGGGTATGGTCGGAGGATAACCGCCTAAATGGCTACTCCGCCCTGGTCACCAACCAAGTGAGCTCCACCCTGGACAAAGGCACCGCGGAGGATGTATGCTCCGCGATCTTTTTCGGGAATTGGGCCGACCTGCTGATCGGCTATTGGGGTATCCTTGATGTGATCGTCGATCCCTACGTCAACGCGACCGCGGGCCTCTATAACTTCCACGTCATGGCGGAGGCAGACATCCAGGTGCGAAACCCGGCCAGCTTCGCCGCCATGTTGGACGCCCTCACCACCTGATCGCCGCCGCCAATCTAGGAGCCTGACCCGTGAGAATGCTAGTAACCTCCCCCGTGATCTTTGATGGGAAGCACACCGATCCCGGCCAGATCATCGACGTAGACGATCCCGGCCTGATCGCGTTCCTGATCCGCACCGGCCGAGCCCGCCGCCATGACACGGGCCAGGCCTCCGCCCCTGAGATAGCCGACGCCCCCGCCCCTGAGATAGCCGACGCCCCCGCCCAGGCCGCCCGGCCTCCCCGCCGCCGCAAGCCCCGATCATGACCGCCCCCGGCCCATCTTACCTAATCACGGCCCCCGAAACGGAGCCGATCACCCTGGCCCAAGCAAAGGCCCATCTAAGGGTAGAGATCACAGACGATAACGATCTGATCGAAGCCCTGATCGTGGCCGCCCGCCAATTGGCCGAACAGAGGGCAGATCGATCAATGGCCGAACAGGGCCGCCGCCTGATCCTGGATCACTGGCCATCGGGCCCGCTATACCTTCCCCGGCCCCCGATCATATCGGTTGACGCCATCACCTACACCGACACCACCGGGGCCGAAACGGAGATCGCCGCCGAAGCGATCCGCCTGGATGGGCGCGGGCGCGTAAGCCCCGCCCCTGGCTATACCTGGCCCGCCGTGGCCCTGGCCCCTGGGGGCCTAGTCATTGACTACACCGCGGGCTATACCGCGGAGGCCCTCCCCGCAACCGATACCACCGCCATGCTGCTACTGATCGGCCACTGGTATGAGCACCGGGAAGCGATCATAGCCACCGGGGCCGCCCCTAAAGAACTACCGTTCGCAGTAACGGCCCTGCTAAATTCGCACGCCGCGCGGGGGATCAAATGAACATTGGGGCCTTGCGTCACCGCATCACGATCCAGAGCCCGATCGAAACCCCAAACGAATACGGGGAGCCGATCACCACT